TCTCCTGGTTGAATTGGTTGGTCATCATCTCTAACTCTGATACCACGTGATTTAAATCCTGCTGGTAAATTTTTTAAAGTACCTGCATCAATCAATTGTCTTAACGATTGAGTTGCAGCTTGTGATAAACCACCAATCATATGTGTTAAACCAAAACCATAAAAACCTAATCCAGGTAAAAATTTGTAATGTACAAAATATTCTACTCTTGCATAACCTAAATCATTTGGTCTGTAATTTCTATAAATAGATAAAACCTCTCCACTTCCTTCATCAATAGTGACAATGTATGGAATTTTAATTTTCTTAGCCTTGTCATCAAAATCTTCGTAGTCATCTAAATTTAAATCTACGTGCATCTCAAGAATTGTATTTAAGTAATCTGAACCTGTGCCCTTAACACCCTCTAGTTCATTTAATTTTTTCTGTACTGAATCTGGTTCTGTACTGCTGTCTATTAATTCTATGTCTCTATAAAAACCTGCAGCCATTTTTTTTGTAACTTCATTCTGTGTCATCTTAATTACATGAGTTATTCTTTCACAATCTTTTAAATCAGATGCGTAGTAAGGAACTACTAGATCTTCTGCTGGAATAAATTTAGATACAGGTCTATCTAACATTGCATCGTAATAAATTTTCTTAAATGTAGAACCAGATAGTGGTAGATAAAATAACATCTGATCCATGTCAGTTGTGTAATCTTCCATCTCCTCCATCAGCAGGTAATTCATATAATCTTTAACTCTATCTGCTTGTTGTTCGGTAGCCGGTGTTTGTAAGCCTATAACTTGTGTTCGGACTGGCCCATCAGATGGAACAAGTTCCTTATATGCTTGTGCTTGGAATTGTGTAACAGACTCAGCTAACAATGGATGCGTGACACCGGAAGCACCTTTAAATGGTTTTGTTACTTCCTGATACTTGGTTCCTAATAAATCTAAACCTTTGATATAAGCATCTTCCCATTCTTTTCTGGATGTTTTATCTTTTTTGTATTCTTCAATAAGCTCCATGGCCATGTCCTTAAGCTCTTGCTCGTCCATGTCTTCTGCCAAGTTTGCATTAAAATCGTCTTGAGGTCTTTCCTCAACAACCTCTTCTTCGCCTTCAACTTCTACGTCAATTGGAAGACCCTCAGGTTGCTCAACTACTTCTTCTGCTAACTCTTCTGTTACTTTTTCTACTGCCATGATTAATTGTACCTTATTGGTTTAAACATATCCACCACAAGTCCGCCTTTGGACTTGTACGTTTTTTGTGTATTTCTCATTAGTGGAACCACTTTAATCGCATATGCATCAAAATACAAGCGTGGATCTCCTTCTGGAATATTCTTAGTTCCTTTTTCAGGATTCATACCAGCATTACTGTGGTAATCACTTTTAATTTCTTTTCCTTTTAATGGGTGGTCTGATGGATATTTAAATTTATCATTACTAACATTTTTATAAGGTTTTTTTGGATCCGATAAAGATATCTTTGTTGGCCCTGCCTTTGATCCATAGAACCTTGCATTCTTAGACATTACATCGGGAAGCACTGCTTTACCTTTTTTACCAATACCTTTACCATTAGCGTAACCATAAAATCTTTCATTACCTGCTTTGTATCCTTGCCTGAAACTTACTTTGTCAAACGGGGCAACTGCTATGTAATCAACATTCTCACGTGCAGCCTTCTGCATTAAATATTTAACAGCGTGGTCTCCATAAGAATCCGCTTCAACCATAGGAAAGTAATCTTTAACGGTACCATCTCCATAACCTTCTCTTTTAGAACTTAATCTTTGTAATTTTGTATTAATATCTTTCATAGAGGCACTGATTGAGTTAACTCTACCAAACTCATTTCTAGCAACAGCCTCATCTAAATCTTTAAGCATTTTACCACGTTGACCTACAAGTAAATTTAATTCTATCTCAGCGTTAAAAGGATTAAGTCTACGTTCTCCTGATAGTTGTGCAGCTTTAGTCATACTTTTTGCAATACTCTGGTTTACATCAGATTGTATTTCATTAATCATAAATACTTTTTTACCATCAGGTGTGAACCTTGTATCAAATCTAATATGATAAATATTATTTACATCTCCAATCTCATCTGTAAAGTGTCCCCCTGCATTTCTAAGTTTTGAGTTTGTTGTAATATCTTCTGGTAAAGTAAAAATAGTTTCTCTGTAATCTTTACCACCTTGTAATGTGTAATTAGATTCATTTCCGTATCTAGTCTTTGTAGCTTGCATTGGTCCAACTTTGTTATTGATATCACCAATAACTTTGTTCAGTGTTTTTTTTTCATCGACAGCTACCATTCCAGATTTTGTTAAATTTTTTAATGTATCATTTATATCTCTTAGCGATCCTCTACTTGGAACACCACTATCAGCTTTTAAATAGTATTGCAGTTGATCTAATTCATATTTTACAGCATCGTTATCTTTGTATTTAACTTGTAAATCTCTAACAGTATTTCTTGCATTTTTAGCAGAAACATCAAATGCTTCTTGTGCACCTTTGTTAACACCAAGCTCTATTGGTTTTAATCTATTGATAGGGTTTAGTTTGATCATAGCTCCAACTTCATTAGCATCAAGCTTTAAACCAAATTTCTTTGCTGCATATAAGAGGCCACCTGTTAGGTCTCCCATGTCATTAAATACTGCTAAATTGGAATCAAATAATTCTTCTTTGGATACACTAACTTCTCTACCGGCAAAGGGACCTGAATCGTATTTAAATCTTTTCTGTTCACGAACAGTTTTAGTTGCAGGTTTGCCAAATATTTTAAAGTTTACTTTTCTAGTAGATGTTAAATGGTCTAGCCACTCATCTGCAGTGTACTTGGACCTACCCATTCTCATAGCCCAGTCATATGTTGATGAACCAAAAGCAGGTGCTATGTCATCACCCATCTGTAGGGGTTTTGTTTTCTTTAAAACTACTGGTGGGTTTTTTAATTCTTGTGTAACTAATTCTTTAGCCTGTGCCTGTGAAGGTTTAGGTGTATAAGTTATTTGTCTTGTTTGTTCTCCGGTGGTCGGTGTTGCTGAAGGTTTCTTCGCCTTAAGTAATTCCTTACCAGCTTTTAGTAATGCCTTTAGGGACATTGTCCCTCCTATGTAATTTTAGTAGGTCTTGTTCTACCTAGTTTACAACCACGTGCTTTGACCATTGTACCTGATCTATAACCCATAGGTCTTTGCATCATGCCACCACTCATTCTGGAACTTAATGTTTTTTTTAGTTCATCTCTGTTTTTTACCTTTACTGTTTTAATAGTTGTATTTTGTTTAGCTGGTCCTTCTGGAACACCGAACTGAACAACTAAAGCTGGTCTTTCTTTTCTTTCCTTTGGTGTTTGTGATAGTCCTGCTTGTGTTTTTCTTGCTTGCATTGCTCTGGGTCCTGCTTCAATTGCAAGTTTACCTGCTTGTGTTCTTCTTACTTGCCTTGCTCTGCCTGCTTTTCCCATTTTACTCATAGGTCCTGTTCCTGGTTTTGTTCCATCTTTATAACCCATAGGTCTTGGCATCATCATGCCACCCATATTTTTTTTAACTGAAATATCTCCGTAATCACCTTTTTGAAAATCTCTTTTTTTCTTTCCTGGTTTAATAATTTTTTTAATCCCTTTTGCAACAGCAGTAACGGGGTTTAAAGTAGAAGCTATACTTAAAGCAGTTCCAGCAATTTTTTTCTTAAACTCTGTGTGTCTTGCTTTTCTACCTTCCATGTATCTTTCTTTTCTCATGGGTTGGTTGTGTTTATTTCCGCTTGATAAATAAGATCTTAAACCTTCTTTACTTCTTGCTAGTTTAATATTTTTTTCAGCTTTTTTTCTATCTTGTTTAGATCTAAAACCACTAGATGGTCCACCTGTAGTATAACCCATAGGTCTTTGCATCATGCCACCACCCATTTTTTTCTTAACATCTTTTTTCTTATTCATTTTAGATTTTAAGTATTGAGATGCAGCGACTCCTGCAGTACCAACACCTAAAGCTATTTTACCAATTCTACTTGCCCTTGCTGCTTTCTTAGCAGCAGCCATAGCAGTTTGTCTTTTATTAAATTTTTCTGAAGTTTCTGCTGGTCTATAACCTATAGATTCTCTAAGAGCTTCCATAGAAGTAAACTTACCTGTAGCTTTGTTAATTTTTCCTGCGTCTACCATTTTTGCTTTATCGGAAAATTTCATTCCCTTCATAGTAGTAGAACCCACGCTTGTAGATTTACCGGCTAAAGGAATTCTTGTAACTGATTTACCAACTCTAGCTTTTATCATCTTACCATGTTTAGCTGTTTTTATTGTACCATCATCAATAGCTTTTTGTAAAAGCTTTGGAAGCATTCCACTCATGCCTTTTCCTGAGGAAGCCATATTAGAATTATCTGAACTTGCAGATTTTTTCTTACCCATAAATTTTGAAATAAGTTTAGTAGCCATTGTACCTAAATTTGCTTTCATGACTTTACCTGGTTGAACCTTCTCATCTTGAAGACCCATGCCTCTGCCTTTTGCTTTCTCAGATCTTAACACAGCAAAATCTTTTGCATCAATTTTATTTGGTGGTGGAGCTTTGGCTGCAATCTTTGCTTGGCCAACAGACATACCTTTGTTAGCAGTTGCCACATTTAATTTTTTAGTTTTACCTTCGTAATCAGATTTTTTATATTCTTTAGAATCAGTAATTTTTTTTAATTCTTTTTGAGATTTAAGTTTTCCGTGACGAATATTACCTTTTGTGCTTGATGATTCCATAAAAAATTCTCCTAATAATATTTATATTCTTTTTCTACTTTAATTTGGTCATCATCCCAATCATCAGAATATGTTGAAACAAATCCACCTTGTCGATATCTTAACACAGCTTGGGTCATAGAATCAACATAGTCATCATACTGACCATTAGGAAACGCTGCACACTCCTCAATTACTTCCTGTGCCCAGTGTTCATCAACAGGTGCCCACACCATACCAGACTCAAATACAGGTGCGCAAGAGTTTATTCTAGTATGTTTGTCTCTTCCTCTAGCAGGAACATAGTCTACTACAGGTATACCTGCTCTACGAAGTTCATGTATTAATGGTGTACCACTAGCTTTTGCTTCAATAATAACAGTTTCCGGTTCCCAGTAATGATATTGCTCTAATGCAACATTTTTAAGATCTGGGAAATCATACCTACCCTTTTGAGCATCTAATAATATAATTGCTTTCTCATAACCTTCTACAGGTTCAAATACCCCCCAGGTGGTAATAGCAGAATAGTCAGCAGTTTCTTTTTTAGAAAATGCAGTATCATAAGATTGTATGACATGTAGTAACTTTGGTAAATTTTCTTTATCGTAATCTTGCCACCATTCCCTTTTTATTATTGCACCCTCTTCTGAGGTTGGGTCCTGCATGTATTGTGCATTCCAATTTTTTGATGAGATTGAGGCTTTCACAGAATCTAAATCTTCTTTACCCCAATACTCAGGCCACACCGGTTTATCATCCGGCATGATTGCAGGAAAGGAAATTACTTCCCATTGATCTGCTTTAGTACCACTCTGAGCCTTAACCAACCTTCCTGTAAGATCGTCAGTAGCCCAGCGAGTCATTACAACTAAAATTCTTCCTCCTGGTTGTAAACGCTGTCTGGGTCCTGAACTGTACCATTCATAAGCACGTTCCATCGCTGTATCGGACAAGGAATCTTGTTCCGTATGTGGATCGTCAATAATAAGCAAATCGGCCCCTCGACCTGTGATAGATCCGCCAACACCCGCTGCAAAGTATTCACCACCATGATTGGTTTCCCACCTGCCTTTTGCTTTACTGTCTTCTCGAAGTGTTACACTTCCAAAAATTTCTTTATACTCTCTAGTGTTCATTAAGTTACGAACTTTGCTACCGAACCTTGAAGCAAGTTCAGCGTTGTGTGATACCTGCATAATTTTTTTCTTTGGATACTTACCAATATACCAAGCAGGGAATAAATAAGATGCAAATTCAGATTTAGTATGACGTGGTGGCATATTTATTATGAGCCTCTTTGCATCACCATCTGCAATATTTTGAAAAGACTCAGCAATAATTTGATGGTGCCCGTATTTCTTTGGGTTCTTTGTTTTACGATAGATAAAGTCTTGCCAAACAGACTCTGCAAAAATTAAAAAATTATCCTGACAGAGCTTGATCCACTCTAATTGTTTTTTTAGAATTATATCTTTTAATTCTTCTTCAGTTAAGTTTTCTATTTTCATCTCGTTTGGGACCCTAGTGTATCTATATAACCTACTTTGTAAACCCTTTCGCCTCAAAAAACCTAGCCCTAGAACGTGAAACCCTGAACAGCAAATTTTAAAAACGATTTTAAGATTGATTGTGAGCCTTCATATAGGTGTAGGATAGATACAACAACGGCGTCAGTTAAGACGCCGTTGGTTCGTGTTAGTTATTCGTTAGGGTGTAAGGTCTGTACAAGTGTACTGAACTTTTTGAGTATGTTCATCTTGAACTCATCAACAACAGCATTGCCAACGTTCTCAAGTATATGCTTCTCACATTCGCCCATCAACAGTTGGAACATGATCTCATAGTTCAACTGTTTCTTAGTTCCATTGTCCACCACCATGTCAGCTAGTGATGTAGGTGCATTAGAGTTTAACTTCTCACTCAATACATTAGCTATGTTTATCAAATCATTATTGGGCATTTGATACCTCGCCTGGCTCTTGTAGTCCATTAATGTCACCAATAGCTTTATACTCTGCATACATTATTTCTTTTTGGTGAGCATTCCATAAATCTAAATGTGATAATTTAAATTTATCTTTATCAAAAGATTTTCTTTTTCTGTTAATCTTTTGCAATCCAAAACTATTGCCATGTTCGTCTTGGACAATAATTAAGTTTTGGTTGGTTCTATCAAATAGATTAACAACATGTTCTTTCATGCTATCTAACTCTTTGTTAAGTCTATTTGCTTTCAGCTTTAGTGTTGCATAAGCTAGGACTACTTTTTTTTCGTCTTGCTTTAGCTTTTTTGCGTTTTGCATTTTTACCTCTTTGTTAAGTTATGTATTTTTATAAATACCCTCTCTTTATATATCTTATTAAATCTTATGCAAACGTTTATTTATCTTTTTTTTAATTAAGTTTAGCAGGTCTATCATTAGTAGAACTATCATTATTATCCTCTAGCATATTAATTAGTCTTTTTATTTTTTCGGTGAAAAGTTTTTCCCGTGCCGTCCCCAGCTGTTGTTTAGTTTTAACTTCTTTCTTATTTCCACCACGAGAACGAGACGAGGCGACATTGTCGCCTCGCATATTATAACTATCATCTACCTCGCCCTTTTGCATTAGCTTGGTAAATTTATCTTTAGCCATTACCAACTACACCAATACTCAACGACCTTTTTCTCATTGATAGCCTGCTCACAGAATTTAAGAAACTTGATATCTTGTTCCTTGTACTCTTTGACGCTTTCCTCTTGGAACTGTTGTCCCCAAAAAAAACCATCTGTTGCAGGGTAGTCTTTGAAGTCATTTGATATAGCTTCTGCTAAATCTTTAACAACTTCTTCGGTCATATAACAAGGTGCTTCACAATCTCCGTTAAAACCTAGATGACCTAAATCTCCTTCATGTGTATGACTTGTGTTTTGTTCATTCCATTTGGTAGCCATGAACTGCTGAAGTCTTGCGTGTTTTCTCCAGACAAAAATATTCTCCTGATCATCATTATCATCAGAGTAATATTTCTTCCAATCTATTGGCTCACCTCTTAAGTGTGCGTGTTGATCTAATCCCATAACTTTTCTCCTTTGTTGGTTAAAGTTATGTCTTATCGTGTCCTATGCACTAGTGCAAGTATTATCTTTTAGAACCATTCTAAACTAGAAACCCTAACGCACATTACCCACAGGAGTGTCCTGCGTAGCGTGCCAAACTTCCTAGACTGGTGTAGCGCAGGGCTATCCACTTAAAGGAACGAGACGAGACGGGATCAAAGAACTCCAACGAGCGACAGGATCAGGACTCCAGTGCCAGCTAATGTTAGTCCAGGAAACATAAACAAAAGACAAAGCCAAACGACAACGAAGGTCATGTGGCAGCTCCCGCTGCAGGTTTCTCTTCCAGCAGCTCCTGGGCCCGGACCTCTACTGCCCACCAAACGAGGTCGTTCGTAAAGTTCTGTAACGAGCCTGGATCATTAGTTACATGTTGCAAAAACTCACCGTTCTTCAGGCCGTTGTCATCGGCCTGGTCCCCGACCAGCTGCCAGATCTCCTCCTGATGCTGCTCATGAAACGCTGTAGTCTCTGCGTAATACGTAAGCCCCGACACTCCGCCTGAACAGCCGTGCTTCGCAATGTCTGCAATTAATCCTATATCCTGCTTTTCGTACTCAGCGAGGCATTCCTTAATGCTTGGCATCAAGAACCATTCTTGTAGTTCATCCATAATTCTCCTTTGGTTAGTCGCGCCTTCTATATAAGACACGATGGGATACCTGTCAAGAGCTATCTTTGATCTTTTTTAATCTTTCCTCGAAAATCCATTTCTTTTCCTCTGGCATTTCCCTTATCATCTGAGCTACCAGCTCCTGAAGACTGCTTACCTGCTGCGCCAGCTCCCCAACTCTTTTGTTATAAGAACGAGCTTTGTTCTCTGTTCGAACGAGATCGAGGGCGTCAAAATCTATCGCCATGTTTTCCTCCTTTGTTTAGTCTGACCATACGACATCATGGGATCGAGGTCAAGCAAAAGTTTCTCCTGAACAGGTCGGGCACCTGAAGCTCCAGCTGCAGGTCTCGGGCTTTGGCCTTAAACGAGAACGAGAACGAGGTTTTTCATTACCTGAAACGAGATCCTGCTGCAGGTCCCCAGGCCACTGATCAAACAAAGAGGGAAAAGATCAGTGGCCAGGGCACGAGAACGAGAGCTACGCTGCATCAGGACAGGATCCCAGCTCCGTTAGCATCCTGCGCTGGACCAGTGGCCATTGTAACGGGAACGAGAACGAGGCAAACGGCACGAGGGAACGAGGATCAGTGAAAACGGACACCGGTCTGTACAGTTTAAGGGTTCTCTTCAAAGGGGTCTCTCCCAAGATAATAATTTTACCACCAGCCAATATATATTTGTTAATCCAAACAATCTGCCATTTATTTAGCTTCGGATAACTTAATGAATCTGATTTTAATTCTATCCAAAAAACTTCGTTACTCATGACTGCGTGGATATCTGGAATACCGTTGATTGTACTAGATTCTATGCGAGTTAAGAAGCAATCAGTCAACCCTTTTTTTACCTTCTGCCATAGCCTAGTTTCCCCATTTTTATTAGACATGATTAAGTAAGTTTTATAATTTAATTTTCCTAATTGATTTGATAACTGCTGTTGGGATAATAGTTGTTGCACCAATATTGTCAAACGTTGGTTTATCTTTAGACTTAATGTAATCACTAAATATTCTTGTAATACCATTTTTTTGACTAAGTAAGTAACCTTTTGATACGCATACAGGTAACTGCTCTTTACTTAAATCTTTTGTGCTACTCCAGCCAGCATCACCTTCGATATCAAGCCATTCTATTTCTACAAATGGATAATCATCAATTACATTACCGAGATTTTTAAAATCAAAGTTTAATATTTTAGATTGTTGTCTCTTTTTTTTAATCATCAATTTCTACCTTAATTTTACCAACTGAAGTAATAATAGTGGAGTTGTGTACTTGATTGAAAACATCCAACCATTCTGACCAACTAGCTTTCTTCAATTGTTGTAACGTCTTCGGACTCAACTTTAATCGTTTTGGCGTTATGACCATCGATCTTGTTTGATAATTCCTCAAGCTTTTTTTCAAGTTGCTCACGTGACATACCCTCCAGACCACTAACAGTTACTTCTTTTCTATCAACATAAGCACCAGCCAATTGACCAGATCTATACTCAGCATTAATAGCAGCAGCGAATTGTTTTTCTTTCTCTGCTTTGTCAGCAATTCTCTCTAACCTTTTATATCTTCTAAGGTTGTCACTTGTATATTTTTTTACTTCTCTTTCAAACAACTTATCAAAGTAGTTCGCAATATGAGGACTGTGTTTTCTAGATAACATTCTAGATGCAACAGAGCCATAATCTTTTTCATTAGTACACACATAACCTGCACGTTTTAATGCTTCGGCTTGTGTAATCGAACCCCAATCAGCAACATAGATTTCCACAAACATTTTTTGTTTTGGAGTTAAATCTAATTCAGTCCTTAATGATTTCTTTTTGAGTCCACCAGGCATATTATTTTAATTTATTTAAATCTCTTATAATCATTCGTCTTTTACTTTTAATTAAATGAGGACTATTTATATGAAAAGTTTTAAATGGAATTTTAGATTGTATCTCTCTTCTTATACCAGACTTTACATCGCTTTTAGCAGTCGATCTCGACACGTTACTATCTTTTACAATATCAGAAGTTTTTTTACCTCCTGATTTTCTATAAGCTTTGTAAGCAGTTTTTATACCTGCTGTAAGTAAATCAGTAACTAATTTTTTAACCATAATTTTCTACTATATAGATATTTCAGAGTAATGACTAGTTCCTAATAACCAACTGTTTGCGTTCCAGCAAGAGTGGTGTATCCAAGATACACCATAGATACACCATAGATACACCACTAAAATTGATTAAAACTATTAGTACAATTGACTAATAGAACATTAGATACACCAGATACACCTCTTTTACCCCCTGAGCACTTTTCTTTTTCAATCACTCTAGATAATCTATATAGTAGAAATTTCCCATTGCCCGGTAGCCGTTATTCTGGTACAGTTCAGCTGTGTTCATTCACAATTATTGGTTAATTACTTCTGGAGGTTTTTTGAGGAATTGCTCCCTATGCTTTCCTCCAGGAGTCAAACACATTCGACCCCCATGACTAGCTTTCTAACCGTTTTAAATTTTCTTTTAATATTAATTTCTTAATAATTCTTCTCTGCTCCTTAGTCCCACATTCTCGATACCTCTTATATAAATCTCTATATTTTATCCAGGATATCTGCAATTTAGTAAAAAAAATTTTACCATTATCTACCATCTTCATGTACTCACCTCGTACAAATTCAGGATCCATGTTAGCACCCCAACAGATGTCTTGAAATTCTATACTATTACTTACAAACCATTTATGAGAATCATGCTTATAATAAGTCTCTTTTTTAAAACCGGATGGATTAACAGCGTCCTCCAACGCTTGAACCAATATAGCTTGAAACAATCGCTGTTCTGCAAAAGCTTTAGGTTTTACAATTTCTAGGCTCAATTTAATGCCCAAAAATTTGAGTAAGCTGGGAGCACAAGTCATAGGCTTTCTTCTTATCCATTAAAAAGGTTTTAGATTTTTTATTTTTTATAACCCTAATAGATTTTTTTTCGTACACTTTGAAATACAAATTCCACATGCGCTCAAGGTAGTTCATCTTGTCCTCACCTGTCATGAGGTCCAATAATATAATTGAAGATTTAAGTAATCCCTTAGCTTTTTTGGTATTCATTTGCATAACCACGATGCGGGAAAAGATATCGATATGGAAAAATTACACCGTGGCTAAGCATTTTTAACAACCAGTTTTAAACCTTTAGCTTGCGCTATTAATTTACGTCCTGATCGCCATCTATCCTCGATTTTGTCGAGAAAAGAAAGACTGAAATTTCCTAAACCAAAGTCATTTCCACAATACAACTGAAACATTAAACTTGTTAACTCATCATACGTTTTCTTATTTGGACACACCATCACTAGCTTGTCCAACGCATTATTTAATGCTTCTTCACTACTTTTCTTAATAGCTTTACCCACAAATAAATCCTTTAATTAAAGTTAAATTTGAGTTTCGTTGTTCTATGAAAATAAAGTGTTTTGAAAGCCCCACTTATTTCATTTAGGCTTAGGAATACTATTTAATTAATAACTATTTTAATTTTGATTGCAAGTAAAAAAAAAGGGCCAGTCTCCCGGCCCTTATCCAACACTAGACTTATGCAGCTTGTGTGTCTATCACCTACTTCAAGAGTTTCTTTCCTTGGTTCAGTAAATTTTCTTTCATTTTAGGTTCTGCCAAACCCTCTTTCTTAGCAATTTTTTTAATCGAATCACTAACCATTTTCTTAATCATGTTACCAGGATTTCTAAGGCCATTTGCCCCCATAGCCCTTATGATTGTGTATGATTCGATATCCACTGCAATTGATTTCCATTTGTTTACGTCCATTGTTTCTCCTATTTGTCTTGGTACTCTTTTGTTTTAAAAAACTCAACCAAATTAATTCTCTTACTTGGCACTCGTCCTGCATTAAATATTTTTTCAAATATTTCAATGTAATCAGCAGTAGAAGTTCCAGCAAGTAACCAACTCGATCTTTGTTTACAAGCAGTTTTAAACCTAACAAAATCCCATTTAGGATGTTTGTCAGCTACTATATAAGCATGCACCATAGATCTTTTCATTCTCTTACTAGTGTCTTCCATACCTACAAAGTAACGTCTCAACTGCATCAGTTGTGATCCAATACGATCACAGTTTTCGATACCTCCTGCAGGGATTGAGAACGAACCTGTTTTAAAATCAGTGGATATTCTATTCCAAAGACTAGATATTTTTAGAAGTAATACAATTACTTCTGCAACATTCATACCATATTGGTTCATTTTACTTTTACAGATTTTATAATCCATTTTATTTCTAGCACAGTGTTGACCTAAGTAATCATTCATAGACCAATTCTTACGTCCTGTGTTTAACCTAGCCACATCTAATGGATCTTCACTATCCATAATAATATATGGAATCTTAAGGTCTAACTGTTTCCTAGCCTCAAGGGTATGTTGGCCATCAATGACCTCCATGTTTTTATTAACTCTAATTGGATCTTCAAGATCTCTATCAGAAATTAATTTCTTTAATTGTTCAACATGCGCTGCATCTACAGGTCTGTTGCCTCTTGTTTTTTTGAACTTCGTATAATCCGTAGTTTCAAAAAATTTATTGTTAATCGCTTTGTTCATATCTTTTCCTCTTGGTTAGTTAAGTATTAAATACCCCAATGATGCAAAAATAAATAATAAAACTTTTGCAGGGATAATTGTTAGTAATGCAATAAACATCATACTAAAGATCAGGTCTTTCATCGGCACCTCTCTGTTGATCTTGTATAAGTTTATTAGCAATGACTTCGTTGATTGGGTATATAGGCATATCTTCAAAATTCATTGAACACTGTTGTAACAATGACATAACTTCTTGATACGCTTCGTCTTGATATTCTAAGGGCTCACCACTCATGTCAGTTTTTGGTAGCTTTGATAAAATATCATCTACTTTTGCGCTCCACTCCTTAAAGACTTCTGAGTCGCATTTTGTTGTTGTTGCCATTTGGCCTCCTCTTTGTTAGTATTATTGTATATCTTTATATAAACATTTTAATGGGATATGCAAGTAAATAATAAGCTAGGATAATATAGGATGAAATTCATTTTAATTTTATACGTATGTAATATGACCAGTGGCGTGTGTCCGGGATCTAGTTACATGCCTTTTGAATTCAATAGTCACTTAGATTGTGTACTAGCTGGATATGTATACTCACATAAAACGGTTCTGGAATTAGATAAAGAATTAGTTAATAAGAATAAATTAGCTGTAAAATTTGAATGCAAACCAATACCTTCAATTTAGAGCGCACTATCCTTAGGAAAAAATTTAATTTTTAAGCTAGTAGTTAGCTAGCTATGTCTAGAAGACCTTTTCTTGCGTCTTCTACACTTTGATCATTGATCTTAACTCTGATCTCTTTAATCTTTATATCAATCCACTTCATGTCAGTTGTAACTCTACCCTGTTCCAACGCTTGTGTTGCCCACTTGGACTCCAACTGAAGTTTCTCCGATATTAACTTTTGTAGTGCCATCTCGGTCTATCTCCTCAAAGGTTATGAATAGTTGGTTAGGATTCTCAAATCCCGCACCATCCTTTTCTATTACATCTCCTGATTCAACCTTCTTTACTAAACAATCAAGAGCGGCTTTATCGTCTTCTGCCTCAAGTGTCTCATCAATATATATATTTTTATATTTTACTTGGACACGATATAGCTTCATAAAATATTATATACCATATTCGGTATAATTTGCAATATAGTGGTCATTCTTTAGCCTCACCCCATGATCTACCTAGAGCAATATCTACTTTTGATGGTA